TGGCATCTTTGTCTTCTTGCAACAAAACATCAACTGCGTAAGCCCAAGACAAGTAATTAAACCTGCCTTTTTTCTTCATTTTGTCAATGACGCTGATTTTGCGAAGTTCTGCAAATGTTTTCATTATTTGGCTCCAAAGACAATCATTGCCACGACAAAGCCTGCGGCAAACGAATAGACGATGTTTAAATACTTTTCGTAGTCAGGGGTGTGGCTTTCCATCCAATCGCCTTGTTGAAGGCGCTGAATGTCCTCTACGTTGTCTGGGAAGGCTTCCTCAAGTGTGCGAGGGAATGTGCGGGTGGTGTCGTTGATCTTCATAATGTTTCCTAAGTTACCGCTTGCGTTGCGCTACGGGATGACTGAACTATAACGCAGATTATCAAGATTTAAGACTTTCAAGAAAAATATTTTGTAAATGTTGCTTGACCGCAACAATCTAGGTTATGCCATAATCCAAACTATGAACAAACACCAATTTATCAAACTTGCAGGCTCACAGCGTGAGCTAGCCAAGCTGCTTGGTATCAGCCAACCAGCAGTTTCTGCGTGGAAAGAAGTTCCGCAAGCACGAATCTGGCAACTTAAGCTGCTGCGCCCAGAATGGTTTTCAACAAAGGAGTAAACATGAAAAAAGCAATCGCAATCATCTTGGCATCGTTGGCTTTTTGCGCTAGCGCTCAAATGTCAACACATACTTACTATCAGAATGGTCGTTCCGTGACTTGCACAACAAGCTGCTACGGTAATGGTCAACAATGCACAACGAGCTGCTACTGATGGCTTCATTTGCAGAACTTGAACTCCAAGTGATTCGTTGGTCAGAAGCTAGACGAATTATTCCTAACAGTACGCCAGAAGCACAACTAATCAAGCTACAAGAGGAAGTAAACGAACTTCTTGATGCGTTGATAGCAAACAACAAAAAAGAAGCCATTGACGCAATTGGTGACTGCACTGTTGTTTTGCTTAATATTTGTGCATTGATGGATGTAAATTTTACAGATTGCTTAGAAACTGCTTATCTTGAAATTAAAGATAGGCGAGGAACTCTTGGTAAAGATGGAATTTTTTACAAAGAAATTTAGTGTATAGTTACACCGTTGCTGGGGAGCAATGTTTCTAGTAAGCCCACAAGGGCAGTCTGCACCGTACTAGCGGTGTCTCCCCACGGCGCAAGCCGAGACTGTCCCTGTGGGCTTTTTTTTTGCTGGGGAGCAAATATGGTTGGAATTTTGGATAGAACAGGAAAGCAATACGGTTACTGGACTGCGATTTCTTTTTATGACAGAGAAAAATCACACACTAGATGGCTTTGCCGTTGTATTTGTGGAACAGAAAGACCAGTCATTGCAAGTTCTTTGACTAAAGGCGTTTCTGTTAGTTGTGGATGTATTGGTTCAAAAATACGATCACAAAAAAATACAAAACATGGAATGGCTAAAACTAGAACATACAAATCATGGCACTCAATGCATCAAAGATGCCAAGGAAAAGGTGGTCATGAATCTTATGTTTTGAACGGCATTACTGTTTGTGACAGGTGGAGTTTGTTTGAAAATTTTGTTGAAGACATGGGCGAAAGACCTGCTTACATGACACTTGACAGAATTGATGGAACTAAAGGCTATTACAAAGAAAATTGCCGATGGGCTACTCATAAACAACAGATGAACAACACAAGCGTCAATGTTTTTGTTGAACCTTTCGGTGAAAGAATGACGATTTCTGAAGCTGCTGACAAATACAACATTGGGATTAGTTGTTTGCGTCACAGATTGAAAAAAGGAATGTCAATAAATGAGGCTTTGATTAAACCAGTTTGGAATAACGGAAAAAAGAGGGGCGAATAATGGCACGAATTAGAACAATTAAGCCTGATTTTTGGCGTGATGAATCATTGGCTATGGTATCGCCAGAGGCTTGCCTTTTAGCCATTGGATTGCTCAATCATTGTGATGATGAAGGCTACTTTAATGCCAATCCAAAACTTGTTGAATCTGACATTTTTCCATTGCGTGAGCTTTCCAAGAAGACTACCGTATTGATACAGGAGTTATGCACTATTGGTTATTTAGAGCTTTTTCAAGGTGAAGATGGAAAGACTTACGGTCATGTCAAGAACTTTGAAAAGCATCAAGTCATAAACAAGAAAACGCCAAGCAAAATCAAGCATTTATGTGATTTACCTTGCGACTACCAAACCACTACCGTAGTGCTACCTACTGGAAAGGAAAGGAATGGAAGTGGAAAGGAAAAGGAAAAGAAAGCAACTTTCGTTGCTACGCCTGAAGGCGTTTCACAATCTGTTTGGGATGAATTCATTGCTCACAGGAAAGCCAAAAAAGCAAAGGTCACAGAGTTAGTGATTGAAGGCATTGCCAAAGAAGCCTCAAAAGCTGGCTGGTCGTTGGAAGACGCATTAAAAGAAACCATTGTGCGTAACTGGCAATCGTTTAAGGCTGATTGGGTTGCTCCTAAACAAGCCTTTGCCAACAAATACGATGTGGCTCACGTTACAACGCCAACACCGCCAAACCAAGACGCTGCGTTGCGGAAGATTGAGGAAGACAGCAAGAAAGCTGCCCCAATCCCTGAAAACATCCGAGCAAAGATGGCTGAACTTTTGAAAGGAAAGGTGGCATGAATGACCTGGTTGATAAGCAATGCCTTAATGAACTCGCTTTGTTTGCAGGAGCAGGGGGCGGCATCCTTGGCGGAAAACTTCTCGGATGGCGAACAGTCTGCGCCGTTGAATGGGAACCCTATCCAGCAAGCGTATTGTGCGCCCGACAAAATGACGGATTTCTCCCGCCTTTCCCGATTTGGGATGACGTACAAACCTTTGACGGAAAACCTTGGGCAGGAATTGTTGACGTTGTATCTGGCGGATTTCCATGCCAAGACATTAGCGCCGCAGGAAAAGGCGCAGGAATTGACGGAGAGCGGTCAGGAATGTGGCGAGAAATGGCGCGCATCATTCACGAAGTACGACCACGATTCGTCTTTGTGGAGAACTCACCAATGCTCACTTCTAGGGGACTTGGAACCGTTCTTGGAGACTTGGCCGCAATGGGGTTTGATGCGCGATGGGGAGTGTTGGGAGCAGCTAACATTGGAGCGCCACATCAGAGGGACAGAATCTGGATTGTCGCCAAATGGCGTGGACAGCTTCCACACGCCCAACACGACAGGATTAGACGGTGGGAGCAACAGCAGGAAAGCTCTAAAAAAACGTCAACACAATTGGCCAACACCAGTGAAATCGGATTATGCGGCTCGGCGACCAAGCAAGGGCTGGCAGGGGAATTCAGACTTGCCGAGTGTGGTTTGGACAGAGACTGGTGGCAGAGAGAACCCGACAATGCCCCCCGCACAACTCAACGCAACCTGGGTGGAGTGGTTGATGGGGTGGCCGCTAGGGTGGACAGACTTAAAGCCATTGGGAACGGACAAGTCCCACTCTGTGCCGCCACAGCTTGGCAACTGTTAACCCAATGAATTATTTTCAAGCCAACAAAATTCTTGATGGAATCAAGGATAATCTGTCTTATAATCTAGACACAATCAACAAAGCACTTGAGTTAACAGGCGACCTAGATGGATTTCAACCAAGTATTCGAGCAACAAGTAGAGCATTTGACAAAGATGGCTTTACAGAAGGGCTGGATTCCCTACGCCAAGGAAAGGGCGCAGGAACTTGAGAACGATCAATCTGGGTTGTGGGTTGGATTGGTTGAAGCGGTAAGAGAACGAGTAAACGAACGTAAATGAAAGGATATGTGATGACACAAGATGAACTTAATAAATTGGTAAGTGAATTTTTGCCTTACCCATCAACAGGACAACATCACGCGCTAAAACGATTTGCGCAAATTGTTGCTGAGGCTGAACGAGAAGCCTGTGCAAAGTTAGTAGAGCCAAGCGCAGATCACCGAGCAAATCCAAGAGATTACATTGCCGAGGAACAGGGCATCGAGCTGCTGAACAACGCAGCTAACAAAATTCGCGCAAGGGGTCAGCAATGAAAAATCTTGACACAAAAATTGAAACGATACACAAGCGCCGCCATGTAAACGTGGATTTGTACGATGGTCACGTTTGGGTTGGCTTGGTGACTGAGGCCGCTAGGTGTCATGTCAGCTTGAACATGGAACAAGCCAAAGACATGATTGCCGCCCTTATCCGTATTGTTGACGCAGAGGTGACGAAATGAGCGAACAAGCCTTGATTGAACAACTCAAACAAGCCTTAGAGCTTGCCCGTGAAGCCTTGTCACACACAGACACGCAGATTTACCATCCAAACTTTGACGCTGAAGAAGCGGCATTAGTTGCAATTGACTTTGCATTGGAGCGTCTATGAACTGGCCTTTTCCACCAGCCACGGGCGCTGTGCCTTGGACTGCCAAGCAGATCAAGGAATACGCACAACAACAGCGTCAACAAACAGAGGATGCTTTGCTATGAAACAAAACAACCATATTCCTGACGACACGAAAATGGTTTCAGATGTAAAGGATTCCTTGACAACTCAAGGAGCAACAGGATGGCGCAAACGTGGTGGGGGAAGACCAAAATGACTAAAGAAGACATGATTTTGATGTTGCGTGGCGTAGGCTGCGATGAAAACACAATCACGGCTATGAGCAACGCATACGATTTGGGGTTTGAATACGCCAAAGAGACTATGTTGGCTTTGCCAGTTGTGACTTTGCCGTTAGACGTTAAATGAGAAGGGCGGCAAAAATTGACGCTAATCAAGAAGCGGTGGTTATTGCGCTACGGGCGGCTGGCGCTAAAGTTCAGTCTTTGGCGGCTGTTGGCAAAGGCGTACCTGACTTGCTTTGCAAATACCAAGGCTCGATATATCTTATTGAGGTCAAAGACGGGCGTAAACCGCCATCACAGCGTAAATTGACTGAAGATCAGGTCAAGTGGCATGAAGAATGGAAATGCGCCTTTTTAGGCGTTGTAGAAAGCCCTGAACAGGCTTTGAGAATGATAGGGGTTATATGAGTGCATTGGACAACCAAGTAGATGGTAATCACTACAAAAAGCTGAGAATTCAGCCTGTGTATTACATCCATTTAAACGAAATTCCATTCATTGAAGGTTGCATCATCAAATATGCAACTAGATGGCGTGACAAAGGCGGCATCAAAGATTTAG